TCAATAAACACTAATATATCAAGTTGTATTAGTGTTTATTACTGACGCGCTACGCTTGTCTTAATAAATACGGCCATGCAAGTAAACTTGCACAGCCATATTTCTTTTAATCTTTGATGTTATCAACATCTTGTGATTCAATATCTTGAATCTGTTGTTCAGTAAGTTGAGACTTACTTTTTTCTACTTTTTTGCTCTTTAAACGCTCTTCGATTTCGGCAAGTTCTTGACGAGCTTGTATTTCAAGTTCTTGACGTTCAGCTAAATCGAGTCTGCGAGGGTCTATACCATCGCCATCTTCTCCTTCATATATAGGTTCTTTTGAACCACCAAGTGGTAATCCACTTGCATATCTTGTTATTAATTCTCTTACAGACATTGATTGGTCTGGAACTGTTTGACTAGGTTGATTATTAACTTCGTTATCGTTAAAATCTTTTGCATTAAATATATTTCTAATTTTCATAAATAATTGTTTTTTCTTTCTAATTCTGCTGCCTTTTGCATTTTTTTAAATGCAAAAATATGTCTTTCAGACATGACTTTTTCTTGCTCTGTAAAACTGTTAAATTCTTTCGATTGTTCAAATAATAATTCTTCACTAATTTTAACCATGTATTTGCTAATTTTATCCTTTTCTTCTTCATTATACATTTTATCTTTATAATATCTTGGCATTGCTATCTTTTTACCGTCTTCTATTGGAACGTACATACGTTCCTCTAAATTGTTTTTATGCCAATTTATCATTGCTTGAGTTATATAATTACTTCCTAATCCTTTAGACATTACACTAAACTCTTTTTTTCTATCATCATTTTGATGCATTGGAATAGATGATTTTTTTGACATATATTTTAACGTATAACCGATACTGGCATGACTAACATTCCCAATATGATAAGTACCAATATGCTTATTATTAAGAGACCAAGCACGTTTAATATGTTCTGAATTAGCGTTAAAAAGAATAATATGATAATGCGGGCGCTTTTTGGTTGAACCATATTCACCCACTGCATAATACTTGAGTTTTTCATTAGTTAATTTTCTTAATCTTTTAAAAAATTTTTGTAAATCAGTTAAATCTAATGTCATATAACCATTTGTGGTAATCGGTACAAATTCTGTATCATAAGTTAATGTTATAAAGAGAGCGGATTTACTCCGCTCTCCTTCTTTTACTAACCTAAACGACCAACCAGATGTACGTCGTTTTTTACATGGGGGGCATTTTCCACATGGAAATGGTATATGTTCTCCTTTTGTTTGTTCTTTCTTATAGAAAGGAGTTATACACCTACTACTCATGTTTAAAACATTGGTGTACCAAACTTTGGCATAGGCCTTACCGCCTTAATTTTGTTCAATACATGACAATATAAGGAATCTCCCTCAGGGTCATCTACTGCAAATACTCGTTTAGTAGGATTACAATTTACAAATGCTCCATTTAATGCAGGTTCAGTGTCAAATATCCTACCTAAATGCCAATAATCTAAAGTATTTCTAAAATCTCCTGCAACTCTTGAAGGCATATATTTATACTCTGCATATCTTGGTACATATCCAAATGTTTCATTTGCATTTGCAGTATAAGCATAAATCTCATTAACTGTTACTGGTTGTTCACCAATATGTGCAAATGATGGCCAATAATAATCTAAAGTATCATTTTTTAAATATGTTTTTGGTATACCTTGTTGATATGCAGTTTTTGGCATAACTGACATAATACCTATAATATAACCATGTTCTTCACAATAATATGAACCTGAACGACCTGATGATACACTTACACCATGTCCAGCCATATTACCTTGTGGCAAACCATCTGTTTGACCAGTTGTATTTACTATTTCACTAATAATTACAGGTGATTTAACTCCAGTAATATATTCTGGTCTTTGTAATCTTTTATCTGATGATTTAACACCAAAATGTGTTAAAATATTTTCAATATAACGAGTACCACCACGTGCATTCTTTTCTAACCACTCTTGTAATTTAAACGCTCGGCGTAAATCGTTAATTGTTGTTGGTTGTAATTCTAAACCATCTGTTTCTGCAAATAAAGTATTAGGAGCATATGGTGGAGTGCTTGATGCATTTGGAACTACTTGGTTTGTAGTACCAGTTAAAGTTGTTCCACCAGCGGTTGTAGTTTTTAATAATACATCTCCACTTATTTCACCTAAAGTAATATCTACTGCTTGTCCTTTTTGAGCAAAAGGTAATGAAGCAGTAAAATAATCATGTTCCCAAGCTCTTTTTCTTAAAGCTAATAAATCATCTCTATTGGCATTATTATCTCCATCTACTAATTTATAGTCTACTGGTGTTATTAAGTTTTGATCTCTATAATATTCATTATAAATAGCTTGATATGCTGCAAATGGTAATGCATTAATATCTTGGTCTGTTGTACCAGTATTTGGAGGTACACCCATATAATCTAAAAATTTACCCCAAACTGAAGTAGTATAACTACCATTAGTAATAAATGGCATTACTAATCCAGAATTTGCATCTGTAATAAACTTTTCCCAATTTTGCCATAAAATTCGGTTTGGTACGAAAAAGTAATGCATACTTACATCCATTCTATGCATTACTGGTGCAATCATTGGTGCAAATCTTACTAAGCTTTCGCATCCTAGTTCAAATTTGTCACCTGGTACACACTCCATTGTTAATATTGGAGTTAAATTTCCCATGTCAGCTGAAAGCTTTACATCGTGTGTCAAGTCAAAGACATTCTTTTTTGGTCTTTGTAACTTAATCGAATTAAATAAATTCGGTTTCATGTTTTTTATTTTTAATGTTTTAAAAATATGGGGTGACTAACCCCATTTTGTTATAGTCTAATTCCGCCACGTGATACATAGTAGCTGCGGCTTACTTTACGCTTGCCATAACCGCGCTTTCTAAATGAGCGGCGATATGAGTTTCGTCTTCGCATTTTTTTGTTTTTATTTTGTTAGAAAAATACTTTACCATAGCTTGGTCAATATATGGTCTTAATAACTTTTTTTCGTTAATATCTGAATTATTATACCAACGAATCAATCTAATAATTTCATCTTGTGTATATATTCTCATTACTTAAATTTTGGTAATAATTTTGCTGCACCATAAGGTAATAACATTCCACCTAAACCAATAATAGTATTTAACCATGACATATCTACATTTTCAGAACCCAATTCTTTTCTTACTGGTTCTGTAATTTGTTTATACAAATATTGTTGATTAAAATCTTCTGTTGCTATCTTTTTTCTTGTTAAATCTGATGCTATTTGTATAGACTTTACCATTGCTCTTTGAACTGCTAACTTTTGATTTTCATTTAATTCTATAAATGCATTTGTGCGTATTAATCTATCTACTTCGTTTTCTAACTTTTGTTTAGTTACACTATAAATAGGTAATTGAGCAATTTTGTTGTTTGTATCTGCAGCTTTGTTAGCTAATTCTGCTTTCATAGTATCATTACGTAATTGTACTCCTTCTACAAGACCAGGTAATGAACCTCTTAACCTTTCTACATCTAAATCCTTAAACTTTGTGTTACTGGCTACATATAAAGCATCTGCTTTGGTTTTTGTAATTTGAGCCTGAATTGCTTCATTCTGTAATTCAAGATTTTTTAATTGTTGAGATTGTACTTTAACTTGATTACTTTTTCCTAATACATCTAATTGAGTTTCCTTAATTTGAGGAGCTACATAATCTGTACTTCTAACAGGTTGGCCTAAATTTTGTTGGTTATATATTAAGTTTTTATTAAGTCCTGCTTCTTGATACCTTTGCATTTGTTGAGCGGGTGAATTATATAAATTCAATGCTCTTTGGTCTGCTAATGCTCTTTGTCTACTTAAATTATTGCTATACATTTGTAAACCAGCGTTTAATACTTCTTTACTACTTGGTATTCCTGCTTTTGCCCAAGTTCCTAGCGTTGTCCATATACTCATAACTTTGTTTTTTTATTTTTTTTGTGACACTATTGTCGTTTTTTGTTTTGTTCAATCGTTGTGCGTCGTACCTCCTTCTTCCTCATTCACTTTCCAAATATACTCTTTTAGTGTCAATAAACACTAATATATCAAGTTGTATTAGTGTTTATTACTGACGCGCTACGCTTGTCTTAATAAATACGGCCATGCAAGTAAACTTGCACAGCCATATTTCTTTTAATCTTTGATGTTATCAACATCTTGTGATTCAATATCTTGAATCTGTTCTTCAGTAAGTTTTGACTTACTTTTTTCTACTTTGCTGCTTTTTAATCGTTCCTCGATTTCAGCAAGTTCTTGGCGAGCAGCTATCTCCATTTCTTGCCTTTCTGCTAAATCAAGTCTACGAGGGTCTATACCGTCTCCGTCTTCTCCTTCGTAAATTGGTTCTTTTCCACCTCCAAGTGGTAGTCCACTTGCATATCTTTGTAATAATTCTCGAATTCCCATTGATTGATCTGGGATTGTTTGGCTTGGTTCATTATTAACTTCATCATCATTAAATTCTGATGCGTTAAACATGTTTCGTATTTTCATAAATAATTGTTTTTTCTTTCTAGTTCTGCAGCTTTTTGCATCTTTTTAAATGCAAATAAATGTCTTTCAGACATTACTTTTTCTTGCTCTGTAAAACTGATAAATTCTTTCGATTGTTCATAAAGTAATTCTTCACTAATTTTAACCATGTATTTGCTGATTTTATCTTTTTCTTCTTCATTATACATTTTGTCTTTATAATATCTTGGCATAGCAATCTTTTTACCATCTTCTATTGGAACATACATACGTTGTTCCAAATTATTTTTATGCCATTTAATCATAGCATCTGTAATATAATTACTTCCAAGTCCTTTAGACATTACACTAAATTCCTTTTTTCTATCATCATTTTGATGCATAGGTATTTGTGACTTTTTAGACATATATTTTAACGTATAACCGATACTGGCATGACTAACATTCCCAATATGATAAGCACCAATATGCTTATTATTAAGAGTCCAAGCACGATTAATATGTTCTGGATTAGCGTTAAAAAGAATAATATGATAATGCGGACGCTTTTTGGTTGAACCATATTCACCCACTGCATAATACTTAAGTTTTTCATTAGTTAATTTTCTTAATCTTTTAAAAAATTTTTGTAAATCAGTTAAATCTAATGTCATATAACCATTTGTGGTAATAGGTACAAATTCTGTATCATAAGTTAATGTTATAAAGAGAGCGGATTTACTCCGCTCTCCTTCTTTTACTAACCTAAACGACCAACCACTTGTACGTCGTTTTTTACATGGGGGGCATTTTCCACATGGAAATGGTATATGTTCTCCTCTTATTTGTTCTTTCTTATAGAAAGGAGTTATACACCTACTACTCATGACTAAAACATTGGTGTACCAAATTTTGGCATAGGCCTAACCGCCTTAATCTTGTTCAATACATGACAATATAAGGAATCTCCTTCTGGATCATCAACTGCAAAAATTCGCTTTGTTGCATCGCAATTTATAAATGCTGCGTTTAATGAAGGTTGTGTAGCAAATTTTCGACCTAAATGCCAATAATCTAAAGTTGTTCTAAAATCTCCAGCAACTCTTGAAGGCATATATTTATATTCAGCATATCTTGGTACATATCCAAATGTATCATTAGCTGATGTTGTATAAGCATAAATTTCATTATTTGTTACAGGTTGTTCTCCAATATGAGCAAATGAAGGCCAAAAATAATCTAAGGTATCATTTTTTAAGAAAGTTTTAGGTATACCCTGTTGGTAAGCAGTTTTAGGCATTACTGACATAATTCCAATAATATATCCATGTTCTTCACAAAAATAAGAACCTGAACGACCGGAAGATACTGAAATACCATGACCTGCTAAATTACCTTGTGGTAATCCGTCAGTTTGACCAGTTTGGTTCACAATTTCACTAATTACTACTGGTGATTTTACACCTGTAATATACTCTGGTCTTTGTAAACGTTTATCAGAAGACTTAACACCAAAATGTGTTAAAATATTCTCAATATAACGAGTACCACCTCTTGCATTCTTTTCTAACCATTCCTGTAGTCTAAATGCACGACGTAGATCATTAATTGTTGTTGGTTGTAGTTCTAAACCATCAGTTTCAGCAAATAAAGTATTTGCTGCATAAGGTGGAGTACTTGAAGCATTTGGAACTGTAATACTATTTGGTGAACCAGTTAAAGTAGTAGAAGTACCAGTAGTTTTTACCAAAACATCACCTGAAATTTCACCTAAAGGAATATCTACTGCTTGACCTTTTTGTGCAAAAGGTAATGATGCAGTAAAATAATCATGTTCCCATGCTCTTTTACGTAAAGTACATAATACAGAACTTGTAACACCGGAAAAGGTGTTATTTCCGTCTGCTAATTTGTAATCAACAGGAGTAATTAAGTTCTGATCCCTATAATATTCATTATAAATAGCTTGATATGCAGCCAAAGGAATTGCATTAATTTCTTGTTCATTCATAGAATCATTTGGTGGAACACCAATATAATCAAGAAACTTCTTTTCTGCAGCTGATTGAATATCAGTTCTTGTTGAAATAAATGGTTGAACTAAACCACTATTTGCATCAGTGATAAATTTTTCCCAATTAGGCCAAACAATACGATTTGGCACAAAGAAATAATGCATAGTAACATCCATACGATGCATTACTGGTGCTATCATCGGAGCAAATCTGATAAGACTTTCACATCCTAATTCAAACTTATCTCCAGGTACACATTCCAATGTTAAAATTGGAGTTAAATTGCCCATTTCTGCTGATAACTTTACGTCATGGGTGAGGTCAAAGACATTCTTTTTTGGTCTTTGCAGCTTAATCGAATTAAATAAAT